CAACATATGCTTCTTGACCTGTTCTAGTTGCAGTTCCAGTTTCTGTAATTGCAGTAATAGTAGTTTGAACAATTCCTCTTGCTCTACCGCCTGGTGCCTCAACACCTGTTAATCTTTCTGCATCTCCACCTCTAAGTGTTCTATCTTCAACATTTACAAGAGTATTTACTGTCTGACCTGTCCAGTTGACTTCCCATTCGTTCCATACTGTACCTAAAATACCATTTTGTTGTGCGTCTGTAACAAACTGATCGAATGCCGCTGTATCATCAATAATAATATCTGGTCTTTGGTCTACATCTTTCCACTCATCTGATTCTGGTGAAAGTCTAATAATTCCGTCCCATACTACTACGTTATATGGATTTACGAATTCTGAATAAGAGGAATATGGTTGGTTGATTTCTGTAACAGTAGTGTATGGCATTGTAACAATACCACCTTTAGAAGATTTAACTGCAGTTCCACTATCTCCTGTTTCTCTTACCAAGTTTATACTTCTTTCATCAAATCTTGGTCTTAGAATGCCTCTTTGTCTATCTACTGATACATTATAATCTGGGTGAGATGCATCTCCAATATTATGTCCATGGAATCCATCTACAATAAATCCGTTCTTAAATCTTGAAGCACCTGAGCCGTCAAATAACTGTGCTTCTTTTGCAGATTTTTCTAAGAGTGAAAGTGAACTGTAATATTCCAATCTCTTAACACGAGAATCAATATTACCAATATCTCGCATTGTATATCTCTTATTATCAATCTTCTTAACTTTAATATCACCAACATTAAATACATAAGGTCTTAAGGTAATATTATAAAGATGTAATGCATTTTCTAGTGGTTCTGGCTCCACAGGGAAAAGATCAGACTGACCTTTCACTACTTTATATGTACCATCTTTTGTAATAAAGAGTTTATCAATTCTTCCTACATAGTGCTGTAAAGTATATGAAATTGCACCTACTGGTTGAATCATTTGTAATCCTGAGTGACCAGCACCTGTACTAAATTCTTGGCCTGGTGTAGTTCCTGATCTTCCCTTTGCAGGTCTAAAGTCTATTGCATCTCTAAGAGAAACGCCCTTATAAGAAGGAATATTATCGTAATCTGAATATGAATCAGCAGTAAAATAGTTACCTGCTTCGTTATGTTGGAAACATTTAAAGGTAACTGTAAATGTACCTGCTGGTAATGATTGGCCACCTTTTAGAATTACTTTACCAGTATCATAGAAAGCATCCCTTTGACCAGTATCTAAAATAAATTTTTCTTTTACATCATTACTTGCAGAATCTGTAATAGAAACAATTTCTGTTACATCAACTTCTCCAAGATCGTATGTTGATTGTGATGAACTATAAGTTGGAGTTGCTGTTTTTGTAAGTAAACTACCTTTAGACTTAACAGCACCTGCACTAACTGAAGCTGTTACAATTGCAGTAACTGCTGTACCATCAGATGCAGTAATTGCAATAGTTGCCGTTCCTGTACCAACACCACTTACTGCACTATCGGGTGCTTCTACTGAATCATTATTATCTGATAAGTCACCTAAGTGATAAATTACATCATCATCGTTTGCCAAAGTTACACCTGCAGGAAGTGAAAGGTTTACATTATTACTTGAAATACTACCTGATACTTTTACTCTTACATTATACGCTGCAGTGAAGTTATCATTAGTATCTTTTAATGACTTAACTGCAGTTGCAGGTAATGGGAATACTAAACTATTATTACCAGTTTCAAATCTTGTGCCGATAACACCACTTGTAGTTAAAACCGTTGGCGAGCTCGAATCTCTTGTTCCAAGATTTGCCTCGAAAGTACTACCTTGCCCTACTTTTGCAACACTACTGAAACTTTCACCAGAGTCCATTGTTACATCAAAGATGTAAAGTCTAAAGTGTTTAGAAGCAGGAGTTGAATCATATTCGAAGCCTCTTGCCCTTGCAGTTCCAATAGGATCACCATTTGAATTCTTTAAAGCTAATGTAGTAAAGTCATTAATATCTGGAGTTCCCTCTGTTTCCTCTGGATCCAATTTAATATAGTTACCAAATCCAATAGACTGAGTAAGTCCTATAACAGTTCTTTGATCTCCAGCACCTCTACCTTTATCTAATACTACGTGTTGAGTTGCTGTCTTTTCTACTCTTCGGCCGTCAATGTATGCAATTGAAGGTTCAATACCTATTGCAATTTTATTTGCATCTCCACCTTGGGCAGAAGTAAGATAACCATTATTATTATTTGCATTTAAGTGTTCTTTAATATCTAAAACAAATGGTGCGAGAACATAATCACCACTTTCTTCTGCTGTTCTTTTTTCTAATCTATCAGATAGTCCTGTTTCAACAGGTGCATCATCTTTTCTAATTACCTTACCATTTTTAATATCTGCAAGATGAACATATTTATTAACTGTTCTATTAGCTAGATCAATAGGTTCTTTAATAAGAGAAAGATCAATTACATATCTGTTAGCGCCTGGTGCTGATGCGTTAGTAGTACCAGATGCGTTATCATTGAGATCATCATAACCACTATCCAAACTTGACTTAACACTATCATTAATTTGTAAACCTACAATATAAGTTGGTGTGTTAGAATACTTATCAAGAAGAATACTTGACGATGGCATATGTACGAATGAACCATTTACAAAGAAGATACCTTCTTCAATTGCATATGCAGAACCTAGTCCGATAGGATTAGCAACTGCCCCTGTTCCTGTAGAAGAAGCAACTGTGGCACTTACAACAGTACCTGTAGTTGTAGAGAGAACATCTCCTTCTGAGAATACAGAAGTTACTTGGTCTGTACCTGAATTAATATATTGTAAGTAAAAAGTATCTGGATCCGAACCAGTAGCAGCAACAGTTCTTAAAACTCTTGCTTGAAGTCCTGCAGTATTCTGTACAATTTTATCATCAAAGTTAGTAATAGTAGAAGTTGCAGTTAATTTTACATAATGATAATTTTCAACTATAAGACTTTGTTTACCGCCTAATACTCTATCTCCATCAGAAAATGTGTACTGACCGAGTTTATCTATTTGAGATTGTAGTGCAGTCTGTAATTGGGTAAGTTCTCTTGCTTGAACTGCATACCCAGGACGAAAAAGAATCCTATGATAATTCTTTGTTTCGTCAAAATCGTCAAAGTACGGATCGCCGAATGTTTTTACGTTTGTTATAGCCATTTAAATTCTCTCTTTTTATATATTTATAGAACCTATTAGAATTCTATAATACATTTAATATCTTCAATCTGTGATGCAGTTCTTGAAATAGGTGCTCTATTTTCTAAGAAGATCAACTGTCCACTTCCTTCTACAAATTCTGAATTTTGTACTGCGTCTGAACTATCTGAAGAAGAGTTACCACCTGTCGGTAAAGTTCCTGTAATTGTTTCTCCAGTATCAGTGAATGTGCCGAATCCAGTTTTTCTATTTTGATAATAGTATAATCTTTTATTTGCCGTATCAATCTCGGCAAGATATGCTTTGGCACCTGATGTACCACCTGTAAGTAAACAGTCTACATTATATGCAGTAACATCAGCACCTGAGGCCATTTGTAAGTATTTAAGACCTTTTAGAGTAGACGCAGTTGCAACTGTAGTAGTTGCCGCTCCATTTTCTTCTGAAGTATGACCCGTATCTGTGTTTGTTGCTCTCTTATAAGGGTCTTTAATAATTGAAATCTGTCTAAAATCATTTCCAACAGTTAAGTCTCCACCCTCAGCTGAATCTAACTGAGCATTAAGTCCGACATAAAACGCACCTAATTCTTTAACTGGATCAAGACCATGACCACCTGGAGGTGTAATAACTGCTCTTGCAGTAGCACTAGTACCGCCACCACCAGAGATTACGATATCAGCAATAGTATAATCTGTTCCTTTTGCTGATCCACTAGTTGTAGTACCTATTAGAATTTCTGTAACTGCACCATTAGAAATAGTAACATCTGCAGATGCAACTGTTGCACCTGAACCATCTCCAGTAATAGTAACAGTTGGAGCAGAAGTATAACCTGAACCGCCACTTGTAACTACTATTCTTTCAATACCAGCCGCTGTTGCTGAATCTCTTGAATCTTGTTGTGATTCCTGTTGTGGTCTATCAACACTAGTACCTGCTAGATCAGGACTCATTGCTAGTGTTTTTACTGGCATATATGAGTTTGTTAAAAACTTCTCTGAGTCTGCTGTAGTAATAGTGTACATATATTTCCATGTATAACCATCACCTAAAGTAACTGGATCAACGCCAGTATGAACTGGTTGTACTGAAGTAACTCCAGATCCTGCCTTAATACATTTGTAAACTTTAAATTCTGACTTGGTCATCACATAAAATCTTTCGTCATAAATATCGGAATCATTTGAATCCCAAGGTACATAAGTTTGACCATCTTCGTAATCGTATCTTGGAACAACGTGGGATACATCCGCCGATGTGACTCTCTTTAGACCAAGTATATTTTGATATGCCTCACTGGAATCGTCAATGTGATCTCCAGGGACAAAAGGTGTAGTGTCAGTAAGGTCTGATGTTGCATTCGACCAAACATCTGATTTGCCGATGGCCAAATAAACACTGGAACCTGTGACATCTTCCTTGAAGTTCTCTGCGTTAAGAACTCTAAAAGGGGTTGTAATAATTGCTGCCATAATTCTATCCTATGTTTATGTAAGTTAATCTAAGTTTATAAAACTACTAGTGTTATATCTATTTATAGTGTTTTTATAATCTGTTTGTATGATTTGTGAACCTAATTGTTCAATTGTAAGATTTGAGTTAAAGAGATAATCACTCTCGTTAAATCTATTGCCTTTTCTATTAAAATAATTATTATCACTTACTCCTGTTAAATCGTTAAGTAAAATAATAAGTATCATCTTAATATCTTTTGCTCTTAGTTCAGTTACTGCAGTAGAACCTAAAGTAATTTTAGGATCAACCACGTAACCATTACCAGCATTAGTAATACTTATATTGGTAATATTTGCAGGTAACATAAGTGATTCTGCTGATGCGCCACTTCCACTACCTCCTGAGATTGTTATTACAGGTGGCTGTGTATAACCACTACCTTGTACTGTCATATATACACCATCAACTTCGCCTAGTTCATTGATACTTGCGAATCCTTCTGCAGTTGTACCACTTGATGGTGCTGAGAAAGTAACAGTTGGTCTTGATGTATAACCAGAACCACCTGATATAATCTTTACTCTTTCAACCCCAGTTGCTTCTAAATTAAACTGTGCTGTTGCCTGAACATTAGTTGATGCAAGATTTCCGTCTGCATCTTTTGCTGTGGGTGCATCTATTCTAATAATAGGTGGTCTACGATATTGTCTTAAAGATACTGATTCTGTTGGGAATGAAATACTAGTTACTGTACCAACTCCACTATTTGCACCTACTGCTAGAGAGGCTGAAGTATAACCACTTCCCCCATCAACGATCGTTACTGATTCTATTTCTCCTAAACTATTAAGTACAGGAACAAGAGAAGCAGGATCTGCAACAGTTGGTGTAATTGTAATTGACGGAGGACTAGAAAACCCGAACCCTGGTGAGACAACTTGTACGGAAGTAATTGTTCCACTACCATCTAACTGTGCTGATAGAACTGCATTACGATTAATTTTTGCTTCTGCAGTAGGAGTAAACATAGAAGCAAATGCCTCTATGAGTAATGGTAAATCTTCTGCACCAATCAGACCTGGCTGAATACCTGGCATAGAGGATAAAGTAAATCTATTAATTCTTTCTCCACCATAAACATTTACTAATTGATTTTCTAATAGTCCAGTTTCTGGATTCTTAGTTTGAACTGTAACACCTTTAGTTGAATCTCCAAAGATTTGTCTTGTAAGTTGTAGTAATATAAGAATTTCTCCAAAGAAAATAAATCCTGCAGGGTGTACTAATCTATTGAATGTTGATTCCCAGTCTTCAAAGTTTCTACCTGTCTTAATTAGGTAACTATATTTTTGGTATCTGTAACTATCCTGTAATCTAATTTTCTTTTCTGAAATAAATCCTTTTCTTGATACAAACTGTTCTGCATCTGAATCCCAATTACCAGATGACGGAATAAGTGTATCGTCCCATGGTCGTGTAACTTCTACATCATCTTCAAAGAATAATCTAAAGAAAGTTGCAATTGAATCTTGTGAACCTCTTATTCTATAAAAGTCAATAATTCTTTTATAAAGAGTTGCTTTATTTACTGTGATATTCCTAGGAATGATTGCTGCAATTTCTTTTTGCATAAATCTAAGATATTCACTAGTGGGATCTGCATTATCATCTAAGTTTTTATCAATGTCCATTGCATCTTCTAATGCATTAAGTACATAAGACGGCCCTGGCCCTACCCAATGTTTGATTGGTGTTGTAAGTGTCGCGGTTTGTCCGTTATAAGAACCTAAACCAGTTACAGTAAATGTCTTACCATGTTCTGTGGTTAATTTAGCGAGTGAACCCGGCAAATCATTTCCGTTTGATATTTGAACATTATTTGAAGTTAGTGTAATAGTTGTAGTACCAATCTTTAAGGTACTATTCGCGCCATCATGATCTGCAAAGAATTCATTACCTGTTCCGTCTGGGTCTGGATATCTAAATACTGCTTGACTATCTAAAATTCTATCTGAAAATGTTTCTGTATCTTGATAGATAAACTCGTTCATATTCATAAAATCATAATATGATTCCAAGAGTTTTTCAATACCTACATTATTCTTAGTATCAATACTTGCCAAAATACCATCAGGTATTAACTGATTTACTTGCAAATCTTCTTTGGATTTTCTCTTTGAAGAGAATACTGATTCTACATATCCTGGCGAGTTATTATCTATTGACATTATCTAAGCCTTGAATTTACTGTATAGTCTATTGAACCTGAGGATCCTGCAGTAGAAATTGTATCTACCTGACCAGTAATGTCTACATAAGTTTGATCTATATTAATTAATTGATCTCGTTTCGGTGCAATATCTAGTGAGTTAGGTGCGATTGTAATTCTTATATTTGTACTATTTGCAGAAACACTAAAGTTATTTAATGTTACTTTACCTTTAGATGGTTCAACAAGTCCTGCATCTTGAACAACTGTAATATTTTTACCATCTACAATTTTATAAACTATAACTTGTCTATTTGTAGAGCCACTAATAGGTATATCCCCAAAGTAGTGATCTGGGCCATCTGCATTAACTTTAAACGCACTTGAACCTAATAGATACTTTGTAGAATCCCCTGACTCATAGAATGGTGATGCAAAAGATAAATTAAATACATTAGATGTTGCTGTAGTTCCTGCTGTAATTGTTTGGAACATATAAGGTCTAATTGTTGAATTAATAATTGCTGGATCTGCTGCATCGATTAATTTAAGTAGTTGAGAGTGTCTGAATACTCC